AACCAATGAAGTATACGCCTGATAGTCTTTAGCGGCATCTCGCCAACTACCACGGTATTCTTTTCCACCACCTGCTTTATCACCAAATTTTTCAGACATAGATATTTACCTTATAATTTTTTTAATAATTTATCTGTATTTGAGATTTCTTTTTCTAAGTCAAAGATTGCTTTTTCTAGATTATCCTTTGCCTCAAAATAGTCATTACCAGCCTTTACTAGTCTAGGGTCATTTTCATATCTTGCATATAGTTTCTTTACCTTTCCTCTGTTAAACATTTGTAAAACTTTTGAGAAAAACTTAGTAAATATGCTTTCTGATATTACACCTTCGCTTAAAGGTATCTTATTTAGTTTAGCCATGAGTCTACTCTCCTAATATATTATTATCTACTAATAAATATCAATTCTATTTGATTTTAGGAGGTTTTACTTTTTAGAAAAGAACTGTGGAGGTCTAGGATTTTTTGTTGTTGAACTACGTTGTGCCCTTGACATTGCTTCATCATGTTTTTTCTGTTGTTC